AATCCCTGAAAAAACCTCAGATGGAGGAAGTTCCCGCAGGTGAGTTGCAAATCGGGGATTACCTCTGTTTCCCAAAAATGGTCTCTTCTGAGACTAAGAAGACCTCAATCGGGAAAGCTCGTTTGTTGGGATATTTCCTAGCTGAAAAGTCTTTTCTGAAGAGAAAGGGGAAAATAACAGAGGTTCAGTTTAATTTTTCTCTTGAAGAAAAAGATACCTATGTACAAGAGGTCGTCGATCTTCTTAAAGAGGAATTCCCGGAAGCTAATACCCCATGGATCCAGTGCAGGGAGGAAAGGAACACCTGCTGCGTGCATGTGACCGGTAAATCTTGCGTGAACTGGTTCTTTGAGTTTGGGGGTGAGTATTCTTCTAAGAAAAAGGTTTCTGAAGAGGTGCTCTCCTGGCCAGAGGAAGCTCATAAACATTTAATCGGAACCTGGATTAACGGGGACGGATGTCAGAATCCGGTAGACCGAAGGATTGTCGGGACCACGGTTAGTTATAACCTTGCGTATCAGCTGCATTTATTGATGTCTAGGTGTGGGTGGTATGCAAGAATGGAGTGTGCTGTCCGTGGTAGAAAGGTGGAGGTTAAAGAGGTCATCAATGGTGGAGTAGTGCTTCGGGATAAAGAAACGGGTAGATTACCTGCTTTTCATTTGGTGATCCCTCAGACTTTTGCTACCGAACTTCGACCTTATTGCGACAAGGCTCCGAATGTTTCTCATTATGAGAAGCTCAATTATCGGATGCTTGAGGATTATGCTCTCTATCCGATTACCTCTATTAAACAAGAGGAATTTGAGGGTTGGGTGCATGACTTTGAGGTTGAGGAGGATCATTCTTATATAGCTGACGGTCTCTCTGCACATAATTGTTCTGTAGACGAAACTACCTGCACAAAGTGTGGTCACGTAGCGTCTGATGAGACACAAATATGTTCTCATATAAAATATGAGAAACACAATCACTTCTATGACTCCAATGGGATTCGTAGGAAGGTCGCTGAACTTTGCGGCCATGAGAGCATGGACCCTAATGCGGGTGTCTTTTTCATAGATGCCTCCTGGGTGAAGGTTCCTGCTTTTACCGGAGCCGTTCTCCGCAACATCATAGAGCCTCAGTCCATTACTCCAGAGATGGCGCGACAGGCTCAAGAAATTCTCTCTTCACCTCCTCAGGAATGGACTTCGAACGGTATTGACGCTTTCATGAAGGCGGCGTCGATTGCCTCTTCTCGGTTCTCTCAGTTTGGGGAGCCTGAGGAAGAAGGGGAGGATGGGGAGGACAAAAAAGAAGATTCGGGAAATCCTCTTGAAGGTCTGAAAAACCAGGTTTATGACTTCGTCACAGAACAGGTGAAGACTAAAATCAAAGAGGATATGAAGCCTAAAGTAAAGAAAGACGACAAGCGTGATAAGGGATCAATGGATCCTAACGAATCTATCGTCAAAGAGGCTTCTGTTCAGGAAACCTACCGAATCGGTGTTTCTGCTCTGGCTAAGACAGCAAGAAGCAAAGTCGACTTTTTCCGTGGTTTAAGTCGATACAATGAAATCTTTAGCATCCAAGTTCCTAAAAGACTCTACGTTGCCTCGCTTAAGGTAGGGTCCACCAGTCGGTATGGGACTCTGGACCAGTATCTTTCTTCCTGTCGTAAAGTGGTCGGTCGAAAGCTGACCTTGGGGGAGGCAAAGACGATGGTCCGGTTGGGTCAACTTCTCAATAACCTGGGAAACGAAAGGTAAGGAGTTCGAAATGAAGAGAACTAGAATGACAACTCGACGGAAGGCTTCTGAAGCTCCCGCAATGCCAACAGAAGATGGGATGCACCCGGCCAAGACCAACTCGAATCAGAAAGGTTATGAGACTGGTAATCCCTCCTCTTGGGCCGAAGATCCCGTTCAGGGAAAGCCTTGGTTGGATGAGGACAAGAAAGCTCCGGCAATGCCGTGGGAAAGTGGTGACCATCCCGCAGCCCTCCACAAAGCTTACACGAAGAAAGCCGCTCTCTGCATTCGCATCGCAGAAGCCGGACTCGGTAAGACGGCTTCCGTGGAAGACGTTGAGGGAGAGGCTCTCCGTATGATGGATTGGCCCCTTAAGAAGGTCAATTATGCCCTTAAGCTCGCCCAGATGATGGAAGAGCCGATGGACACGTACGAGGAAGAGGTCGTGGATTATGACGACGACGTCGACATGATGGACGACGACGATGATATGATGGACGACGACGATGATATGATGGACGACGACGATGATATGATGGACGAAGATCTTTCCGACGACGAGATCCTTGGGATGCTCGAAGGTCAGATGGGTCAGGGAATGGGTCGCGGTCGCGGTTGTGGTTGTGACCAGCCCGTGATGGAAGAAGAAGAAGTTATTGAGGATGATTATCTTGCAGGCAAACGCTATGCTTTCTCCATCGGTGAGAAAGAGGCTGCGATGCTCGAAGAGATGATCCGTGAGGCGGAGTCCGATCAGGATCGTAGGGCTAGTGATGAGAGCGAAGAGGCTATGGTCTTTGCCATGATGGAAGAAGGCAAAGAGGCCGAAGAGGAAGAGATGCTTCTTGCGATGCTCGAAGAAGAGTATGAGAAGCTCGCCGGAGACGACGACGACGACGACGATGACGACGACGACGACGACGACGACGACGACGACGACGATGACGACGAAGACGAAGGTAAAGAAGCCTCGGAAGAGGAAGTTCTTGCTTCTCTCCTGGAAGAGTATGAAAGACTCGCCGGGGACGATGACGACGACGACGACGATGACGACGACGACAAGAAAGCTTCCGAGGAAGAGGTCCTTGCATCCCTCCTAGAGGAATATGAGAGACAGGCTCAGGAAGACGACGACGACGACGACGACGACGACGACGACGACGAAGAGACTGCTTGTAAGAAAGCTCAGGATGAGGACGAGGACGAAGAGGCTGAGGAAGGTAAAAGTGCCTCCATGCGTGAGATGATTCTCGCGATGCTTCTTGAGGCCGAGGACGCAGAAGACGACGACGAGGAAGGTAAAGAAGCCGCAATGAAAGAGCAGCTTCTGGCCATGCTTCTTGAGGAAGAGGATTCTGAAAAGAAGTCTTCGAAGAAAAAAGCCGATGACTCCTCTGATGAGGATCGTTTCCTTCTCGCTATGCTTGAGGAAGCCGAGAAAGAGGCTACAAGCACCCTTCCCGGTGATGAGGATATCGAGAAGCTGAGAGAGGCTCAGGAAGAAGAAGTCGACGACGACGACGAAGAGACTGCTTCCAAGAAAGCTCAGGATGAGGAAGACGAGGAAGAGACCGCCTCCAAGAAAGCTCAGAAGACTAAAGAAGAGGAGGCCCTTGATAAAGAAGCTTCTGTTCTCTTCGATGACGACCCCATGAGTTTCCTTGACGAGGGTCGAGAGGTCATGAGTGCCGAGGACGAGGATCTTCTGTCCGGACTTTTCTCCAAAACCGCTCAGGATGAGGAAGAAGAGGATGAGGAAGAAGAGGAAGAGGAAGAAGTAGAGGAAGAGCCAGAAGAAGAGGAAGAAGTAGAGGAAGAGGAAGAAGTAGAGGAAGAGCCAGAAGAAGAGGAAGAAGTAGAGGAAGAAGAGGAGAAAGAGGCTAAGAAAAAAGCAGGCGGGAAGAAGAAGGGCAAGAAAGCTTCTGGCCCCCGTCCGCAGCCTCGTAAGCCGGGAACCGGCCCCAGGACCCTTGGTCATGTCGAGAAGACCGCCAGCAGCGAGATTGACGAGCTGGAGAGTCTCTGGGAGAGCGCTCCCGACGTGAGCGATGTTTACGGCATCTAAGTCCTAACAGAGGCCTTCCTGTAAGGGAGGTCTAATAGAAGTCAACCCCCGGAATACCGGCTAAGAGGGGCTCCAAATAAGGAGCCCCTCTTTTTTTTGTTAGTCTTGATATTTTTTTACAATATCCGGTTGATATTTCATTCTTATTAGTGAGTAGTCGGGGATTCATTAAGAATCCTCTTTTTTTCCGTTTCCTGTAAACAAGGAGTAGTCAAATGGCACTACTTGGACAGGCATCGGGGGCTTGGACTGAAAGCAGCTCTGCTCTGCGTCTTTTGCACGTAGGGGTGAAAAACACAATTGGTGTTCTCACAGATGATGCCTTTACTCAGACGAACCCTCCTGTCATCACAGTCGCCGTAACAATTTCCACCAAAGCGAACACGACCCAGTTGGGTGTTCTTAGTGGAAGTGTTGCATTCACCAGACCCGATGTGGGCCCCAACTTTATCGGTGGAAACGCCGAGACTTTGTCCGTTGCACATCAGGAGACGATGGTACGACCCCTGGGTTGTTTCATTAACTCCGCAAACGGCAACGCCTATGAGAACCTTCCCGGACAGGCTTCCGGAAAGGGCCCGTATGTCTCCTCACAGGGAGTTTACGGTAATGCGTTGTACGAGACTCAGGCTCTTGCAGCTCTTGGTGCATTTGCTCAGGGTGACGCCATTGGTTACATCACGGGTGTCGCGCTCATCGCTAGCCGTAATGGCTATCTGATGCCGCACTTCGCTTGGGATGGTGCAGCCCTTCAGGACCTCGACATCGCAGCGTGGTCTGCTGAAGTTGAGCATGGTCTTGCAGCTTCCACTGTCATCGGCGTCCTCAAGATGCCAGCCGATGCCACCCAAAATGAGTTGGTCTACGACCAACGGATTTAAAGGAGGTATTGACTGATGGCAAACGTAAGCAACGCCCAGAAACAGCGTCTAATCTCCGAGTACATCAAGACCGCAGCTGGCCGCGCTAAGCTCGCAGCTTCGATGACTCAGCCTCTCCGTACCCGTCGTGATTACACGGCAGTCGGAAGAAAAACCTTCCTCGTAGAGCAGCTCCCTGATGGCGCGCTGCCCATCTACGACAAGGACCCTGACGTGACGGCTTATGTCGTCGGTGAAGAGGGCGAGAACATCCTCGCTATCACCAAACCGCGCCGGGTTATCTTCCCCCTGTTCGAGATCGCCTCGAACCCGGAGATCCCCCTCACCCAGATCAAAGAACGACGCTTCGACCTCATCGAGCGTGCCCAGGACTTGGCTCGCGCCCAGATCCAGGCAGCTGAGGACGAGAGAGTCTTCGCGATCCTCGACTCGATCGCAGTCAACGGTTTTGACTCCATCGCTGGTGGAACCAACCCCGACATCCCCGTCGTGGCCCCCATCTCCGGTGCCGTCCTCGCTGATGCCTTCGCTCAGATCGAGCGTCATGACCTTCGCGTGGCCCGCGTTTACATGCATGCCACGGACTATGCGGACATCCGCAAGTTCGGTCGCGACATCCTCGATATCGAGTCGCAGGCTGCCCTGCTCAAGACTGGTCTGCAAGCCATTCTGTGGGGCGCGCAGATTGTCACGAGCCGGCTCGTACCGCAGGGTACGGTCTATGTCTGCTGCGAACCGGAAATGTTTGGAAGAATCCCCGTCAGGACTGAATTAACAGTTTTGTCTGCGGACGACCCCAAAGCTCGCACAATCGGATTCTCGGTCTTTGAGAATTTGGGCATTGGCGCCTATAACCCTCGCGGACTCAGCCGTTTGACGGTTACTCGCTAACCAATAGTTAGCAGGTCCTGAAGCCTCCCCGACCTCGGTCTGGGAGGCTTTTTTCGTTTGTTTTCAACGGTTTGTGGGCATTAGGCTCTTGGGTCCGGGTCCCCGTATCCGAGGCTTAGAGAGCCTGTGTACAACTGCTTCAAAAATAAGACAAGGGGACGATGGGATTTCCAGCCCCTTTGGGGTATTGTATACATGTGCATTCAAAGAAGTGTTTGCACATGTTGTGAAAACCTTGGGGGCGGAACAATGCCAAAGATTTCAGAACTCACTCCGGAAATTTTCGAAGACCTTTACCTAGTTCAGGGACTAACCGAACTCCAGATTGCCAAAGAGTATGGAACCTACCAAGTCAAAATAAATAGGTTGAAGTTGAAATGGGGAATTGAAACTCTTACAAAAACGAAGAGAGTTTCGGGTTCTTTGCCCCAACTTACACAGATTCAGAAGGATCTGATTATTGGGTCCCTCCTGGGAGATGGGGGGATGAGAGCCCCGAGCCCCTCCACTGCAAGGTTTAGTGAAGGTCATTCTGAAAAACAGGCTGAATATACTAGGTGGAAGGCAGGGATATTGGGGGAATTTATTTCATCTGTACATCCCCATAAAAAAGAGGAAGGAGAAAAGGTCTACAAGGGACTATCACTGAGTACGAGAACCTGTACCCAGTTAAGGGAATTCTACGAGTTGTTTTACCCAACACCTTTTAGAGAAAAGATTTTCCCCTCTTCCTTACGCCACATCCTCAATCCTTTTGCACTAACCGTTTGGTATATGGATGATGGTTCCTTAATAAAAAAGTTTCATCCGGGTATTTGCTTTGGGTTGGATGATACCAGTCTTCGTCGAGCTTTGTCCTCTCTTCGCAGGCTGGGGTTCAGGCCGGAATTGTCGGAAGGAAAAGGTACTACTGTATCTATTCTTTTTCCGGGGCAGAGCGAAAAGTTTTTCTCCAAGATCTCGGAGTTTGTTCCTGAATGCATGTCCTACAAATTGCCCGAATATAGTGAGAGGCGCGAGAAAGATAAAAACGCCAGAGAACTCACTCCTGAAAAGGCTCGGGAATTGTATGATGGAGGCCTATCCCTAACCAAAATTGCAAAGTTGTATGGGGTGGGGAGAAGCACTGCTCATCGTAGGGTTTACCATAATGGGGAACCCAGGAGGATGGGGCGCCCTCGAGAGGATTATAGTAAAAGAACGGCGGATGCAGCTCTCTCCAACGTCCGAGTGGACTGGGAAAGATTGTCAGATTCCGAGAAAGAGGAAAAGGTTGAAGAGGTTTTTGAGATCCTCCGAAAGAGCCCTTTCCCGAACCCCGACCCAATGGGTGAGGGGGAGGCTAATGCACATTTCCAGAAGCTCTCCGATTATCGGGTTTACGTAGAGGATTTCTATATTCGTCCTAGGAGCTATTTGGGGTTAAGGCTTATTGAGGGGTTTTTCCCTAATCGGTATCGGGCTAAGTATAAGGATAATCCAAGTGCCTTTGAGTCATGGCATGTAGATGAGTTCTTGAAGAAGGCTATAAGGTTCCAGTTCAGCGCAGGAGACCCCGTAAGACCTCACAGGGTTCTTCGTGCGGTTACAATGATGTGCCGAACCCCAACCCTTTTCCGGCCTGTTGTAGCAAGGTTTTTAGCCGAGAACTTTTGTTTGTCGGACAATCCTATCTGGGATCCTTGTGCGGGTTACGGAGGGAGACTTCTTGGTTTCCTGTCTACGGGTAAAAGGTACATAGCTACTGATGTTGATCCGGAAACGGTTGAAGGGAACCGAAATTTGGCCACCCTCTTAAAAGGGGATGCCGAGATTCATCTGTGTCCTGCGGAAGAGTTTGATCCAGGGGTAGACCTTAGTTTGGTTTTCACTTCTCCTCCTTATTTTGACACTGAGATGTATCAGGGGGGGGACCAGAGTTGGAAAAAATATGGGACAAGCGAGAGTTGGTCAAAGAACTTCTTACTCCCGATTATGGAAACAGCTTTCTCAAGGTTGGTTCCCGGAGGATATTTTGCACTGAATGTAGCTAAAGTTGGGGGTAAGAGAAATCCTTTTGATCTGCCTTCCGAGGTTATTAGATGTGGCGAAAAGGTTGGGTTTTCCCATACAGGGAATTTGAGGATGCCGATTTCCCAATTGAATCGTTCCATAGATCATGAGCCTGTATTGTTCCTTCAGAAGCCTGGGAGGAAATTTTATCCCGTAACCTTGGAAGGGAGTCTTTTTGAAGAAGTGCCGGAGAAACCTAGAACTTTTACTTGCATCGTTTGTAACCAACAATGGACTACGTCAGAAAAGGGTAATTTCAAAACATGCCTCCCCTGTAAGGTGGGGAGAGATAAGGACAAAAGGATGAAGGTTTGTCAGTACCGCCACTGCAACGAGTCCTTTCTCGATACTTCGAGTCGGAACTCAATGAAATTCTGTTGCGTGGATCATCGTAACAGGGAAAAGATGTTCAGAAGCGGGAAGGCAAAGGACGAGTCCTATTTTCGACTCGAGGATACCGGCTCCAAACAGAAGAAAGTAGTAAAGAGGAAACGTACTTGTATCGAGTGCAAATCAGAGTTCTTCCTTCAGCCCGAAGAGAAGAACAATACTTGTCCCGAATGCCGGGAGAAGAAGCGCCACAAGACCTGCAGGAAGTGTTCTAAGCCTTTCCGGGATGGTAGCTTGAGGAATACTAGTAAAGATTGCCCCCCCTGTCAGGGGGCCTCTAAGGGCGGTATTTTAGGGATGTTTGGTGAAGGGGGTGGGTCTAATGTCTAATGGTTTGGAAAAGGCTCTGGAAAAGGCTTACCACAATCGTGACGAAGAATCTTATGAGGAGCTTTTGACTGCTTTGCGCCGGGACGGGTTTTCTTCGAGAGAGCTGTTTGATGGTGCTCTCCGAAGGGTCGAGGATATTCTCTCCTGTTCGATTACACACCAACAATATCTGGAGGCGATTTTTGAGGTATTCGGGGAGTATATGGGGACCGCTGCCTCAAGGGCTCGGTTGAATGATTTCCTTCGGGAGGCGGAGAAAGAATATAAGGATATTTGGGGGGAGTATTTTCAGTTTAAATATCTTGGGGGAGTGTGGATTGATGCCGTTCCCTGGATTCGTATGATTTCCGTGGAAGATTCAAAATCGTTTTTGAAATGGGATATGGAACCGCCCCCTCCTGGATACCGATCTTTTTGGAAAGCTTGCCTAGAAAAAGCCGATGATCATTTTGGGAAAGAGGCTGTTTTTATTACTGATCCCTATAGTTGGAGGAGTTTCCTGACTTTTGGCTCGGAAGTTTGTGATATCTATTATCATTCTGAGAGCCGTGGGATGGGATTAATGGCTGAATTTTATATTCCAGGAATGGAAAGGAAGAGGAAGAAGAGGCTTGTGTCTGTTGGGGGGGTCAGCCCTGGATTTCTTTATCTTGTCCCGGAAGGAGAAAGACCGGATCCAGAGAGAGTAATCAGGGTTCCTTACCCCCCTAATAAGAAACCTTTTTATCCGTATGAGCGTTTGAGGAGGGAGTACACGCAGGTGGCGAGGGTCAAAGGGGAGGTTCCTGCCTATGAAGATGGAGGAGAATATCGGGGAACTTTATTGAGAGGAAGTGTTGGAATACTTACTGGGTCCAGTCAGATCTATTTTAGTGGAAGGGATTTGGAACCCATGTATGAAGATGAAGAGTTCTTATTTTTTGTAGCAACTCCAGAAATGTTTGGGATACCTAGGGAAGAATTTTTACTTTCTTCCGTGACTTCGGAAAGTTTTGAGAGATATCTGGAAATTTTCACCCCCCCTCCAGGAAAGATGCAGCCTTACGTCAACCATGTGTATGGATATTAAGGATTCCGATATGTCAGACAGAAAACCCATTCATTTTTTAGTTGGTAATAGAAAGGGACAGTCCAAAAGGTTTTTTGTCCGAAGTGTGCATCCTACTTATGCGGAGGCTGTGAAAGTAATACTTTCTGGTCAGACAATCGTAGCTTCCAGGGAGAACCTGAAGACTGAGCGTCATATACCGGTTTATTTGGCTTATCGGAGCACGATGAGAAAGGAATATGGTTTGACTGATTTATGGCTTGAGAAAATGGGGGGTCCTGATCATCAGGTCAGGAATCCTCATTATTCTAGCGCAGCTCCGGCAAGCCTTTTTTGGCTTGGCCGCTGCTGGGCAGAAGTTTGCCGTCTTTTGGGGGGGAGCCTTTCGGAGAAGAGACGAGAAAAACTGGAGGGGGTTTCCGAGTTACTGGAGGAGGGGATCAAGAGAGGGAACCAGAAGGGCCGTAGAGAGGAGAAACAGAGAGAGAGAGAGATTTTAAGGAAACTCGAGGAAGAGAAGGTAGAGATAGATAAATACAATCAAATCTTATTGAGGAAGATAACGACAGAGCTGTCTTCCTGTGAGGATTCAATGTGTAGGAGACTTTTGATTGAACATGAGCAAAATCCGGTAGATCTTTTTGTTCAATTAAATCTGTTCAAATGTTACCAAAGGTATGGTTATTCTTTGAGGGGGGTAGTTTCCGTGACGAGGGATTTTCCTGATTATCTGAATGGTCTTGTGAAGCGTGTCTCGGGGGGTCTAGATTTAAATAAATTCATTGGAAAGCTTCAGAAGAAATATCGAAGGATCCCACCTTCGACGGGTCTCTTGGAGGCCGCAGAGTGGTTTATTATTGAGGAGGACCTCAAATTTTTTTATAAATTCGTCTCCGAGAAACAATATGCAGATCTAGTACGAGGAATGAGGGTAGAAGAGAAAAGGATAAAGGAGCAAGATAAGGAGAGAGAAGAGGAGAGGGTCAAAAGAAAAGTCGAGAAGAAAGATATTCGTAGGGGAGTTCTTATTCGATTCCAGACCCTCCCTCAAAAATATGACCGTTTTTATAAGAAGGTCTCTCGGGCATTGGAAAAGGAATCCGTTTCAGAAGGTCAGATGGTTTCCTTTGTTGTGGATAGGTATCGAACGGGGCCAAAAGGAGGAGATCCTGAAAGGCTCCAGGAGGCTGCACGTGACCTCCTACGAGCCACATACGGTTCTAGTTTCCCAAGTGGTTAGAGTCCGAAACTATAAAGGAGTGTATTATGGAACTTTCAAGAGTGAAGTCTCGTTGTGCAGAAGATGCCGGAAAGGGGGACATACCGAGTATCCCGGAAGGGTCCCAGTGGGCTCGGATAAAGTCTTGTGCAAAACCAAAGAAGGGAAGAAGAGGTCGGTTTTATCGTTTTGCAAAGGACATAAGTTTGAAAAGCCCTGAGAGGTGGGTGGGTCTTTTGGGTTCGGAGGCCCATGGTAGAGGGCTTTCTGTTGAGGTCGACGAACAGGACTCCCTTTGGTTCAGGGTGGGGAAGGGATGATAAACGAAGAAGTACAGCGCCTCCTGTGCCTTGCCCGCCCCGACGATGAAGCGTCTCTCGAGGCCCTTGGACACGCACTCAACCGTCAGGGGTTCGGCGGTGAGGTGGCCGAAGTCGGTGCGTTGCTACTCGATCTGGAGAAAGAATACGGTCCGATCTCCATCGACCGGGAGTTCTACCTCACCTCGCGAAACCCGGAGGGTGACTGGGTCGGCTGTATTTACAGCAAACATCACCGCGGTAAGCTGCGAAAGCCGTCTGTGGTCCTCCTACTCCGCGCGATGCTCGGGGAGTAGGAGGAGAAGAACCCTCAGGAAGCTCCTTCGCTCGGCATCGTGGACGAGCTGACTTGAAGTTCTCCGAGAGCATGTCGAGAAAGGTGTCTGGAGACTAAAAAATGGACTTAATCGTTTTCCTCGGGAGGAAAACCATCTTCTAGTCGGACATGTTTCTGAATTTCCTCAATTGTAGTTGGGGTAAGGAGAGCTTTACAGGCGGGGCACCCCTCATTTTCGTGCCGGTATCTGTCCCCTCCTAAGAGGACTGTAGCTGAAATATTTGGGTTAGGGACAGCTCCACAAACGGGAGTTCGGGTTTTGGGGTTTTGGATGTGGAGAGTTCCTCGAAGGTAGGACGCTTCTTCGGGGTCAGGGAGAGAAAAATGACCGAATCCTAGAACCCATCCTGCTACCTTTAATAAGCCGGACGTTGCCCAAATTTTCCTTTTCGAAGGGAAGTGGAAATCTCCATCGAGGCAATACATGCAAACAGGTTCTTTACCTATGTCTGCTCGGTAAATAGCTGGGATCGGGTAGCCTTGACGTTTTAGGGGCCACTCTTTTCTACACATGGTGAAAATGTCATTCTCCAAATTGACTCCAACCAGGTGGTTTATACCATCAATTTGGATAAAACCGTGGAGATCCGCCCACTCCTTCACGTCGAGGGGGTTCGTGAACTATTCGAGAGAACCTAAAGAAACCTCAAGATTCCCCAAGAAATCTCTACTCCAATATTCTTTCTATATTTCTCCTAAAGTAGGAAAAAGGAGAAATATAAATGCCCAGGGGCTCTACGAACAAAAGAAATCTTCTTCAGATCGCTCTCCAGGTTTCGGAACCCCAGGATGAATGGCTTGCGGAGGTTTCCCATTCTCTGGGAATTTCGAAACAGGAATTGATTCGTCGGATTCTGGATGAACACCGGGGAGCCACTCCTTCTGGTTGGAAGACGGAAAATGGCTCGTAAGCGAAAGAAACCTCAAAAGAGCCGGTTATTGTATCTTCATCGGGAAGTGAATCCGAGAAAGGTAGAGAAACTGGAGGCTCTCCATGCGGAATATGTTGCTTATGTCCGTCTCTGTGTTCAGGAGATGCTGAAAAACCGGAGATATTCTCTGGAGAAATGGGATAAACAATCCTTTTTCCCGAGGTCGGAAAAGCTCACGAGCCAGATAGAGAAGAATGCCCGCGACCATGCCATAGCTATTGTAAGTGCCTGGGCAGCGTCGGTTTATGCGAGAATAATCAAAAAGAAAATTACCAGACTCCGGAGAGCTAAGCAGATCACAAAAGAGCAGGCCCATGCTCTTTACACGATCGGGAAACATCTGGTCGGTACTCCTTGGGAGTTCATCACTCAACTTCATATAGATTTTTATCATTACCTGTTGGATAAGTACGGCGGGAACACTCCAACGGTGAGGGATACGATTCCGATGCGGTTGTCGGAAATGACTGCCAGACTGGAAGATACAGATGGAGCCATACATGCTGATTTCTGGCTCCAGGTCTCTTCCTTGGAATTCCGCAAATCTATTTGGCTCCCTTTGGTTGGAAACCCATATGTAAAAAGAGCTAATCAGGTTTCAAAAGGAATCTCCGCCCGCAAAACTAAGAAAGGGAAATGGAGGTTTGAGGTCGTTGAGAAAAAGAAACCGAAACTCCCCAAGAAACCACGGAAACCAACCCTTAAAGCCATTGACGTTGGTTTGAATGTTCTGGCAACGGACTCGGATGGGAACCTTTACGGGGAGCATTTCAAATCAAAATTCGATTACCGATATAATCAAATAAGAACCCTGAGAGCAAACCGGCAACGTCAAGGATTACGGGAAAACTCTCCTCGACTTAATAAGTTAGAATCTCGCCTCACGGGCATGATAAAAACGGAATGCGGTCGTATTACAAACCGCCTTGTAAAGAATAATCCCGGAGTGGTCTGGGCCGTAGAAGACCTGGATCTGTCCGGATGCAAAGGGCAGAAGAGATTTGCCTACAGAGCTTTGCAGTCCTCCTTGGAAAGCAAAGCTTATGTTATGAAAGTAAATCCAGCTTACACTTCGCAGGAGTGTCCCTCTTGCGGGTACATACACCGTGGTAACCGCCACGGAACCAAGTTCGTCTGCCGCTCGTGTGGGCGAAAGGCTCACGCCGACTGGGTGGGAGCGGGAAACATTCTCAGACGTTCTGAGGATAAAAATGTGACCTGTGACGATCTACCAGCCGATGTGGAACAGCTGCTGAAAAAACGATACCAGACTCGGAGAAATCCGGAGAGGGACAGTTTACCAGGGGCTGTTAAAACAGGCGCTTTTTTACCGTTAAGCCCGAGTCTTACTACAGGGGGACCTCCTTCGGGGAGGCACCGGTATAGGTCCAAACCAGATCAGCCTCCTGAGATTTCTTGAGGTTTCTGGGAACGGTTCTTTGAAAAAGAGATTTCTCCAAGGGGAGACGCTTTTTCTTTGACTTCTTCTAGCTCTTCCTGGAGTTTTTCCAGTCTTTTAAAAAGATTGCGAGCCAGTTCTCGGTCTCCTCTCCTGTGGGCAAGTTTGCATAATTCTTCTGCCGGTTTGAGGACGTCGTTTGAGATTTCTCTAAGAAGGCGGTTTTTCGCCATGGTATGTCCGTAACTGTGCTGGGATCGGTCTTTCATACCCCCTATTCCTCAGGGAGCTTTTCCTCTATATGGTTAACGGTAGAGCTACAAACTGAAGAAGCATTCGTAGGTACCATGACCTTTTTAACGTAGTCCCCGAAGCGGGGACTGAGCCTGGTTGAGCCATGCCTA